CTTGACCTTGGGAACGTTACCAGCCCTTGCGGGCGAGCAACGTTTCCGTCCACCAATAAAGGCGGACGGACCCACCCACGGCATCAGCCATCACTGGCCGATACCTCACCCACTTAGACCTGTATTTTAGGGTCCCGAGTGAATGCCTACTGCCCTCATACGGGATGGACCTGCGGTTGGTGAACCACAGGAACAGAGCCCTTGAGTCGTAGCACCTAACGTCCTTAGCTCTCGGAATGAGAGCCTTGAACGCCGGTTGCCACGGCCCAAACCCCTTCCCCTCAGGGAAGGTGCGTATGAGCCCTAGCCTATAGCAGTCCCAAACGTCTATGAAGACGCAAGAGGCTGTGTCTAGGACCGGGGGGCCGAGAGGGAGGTTAAGCTCCGCGATTAGTCGCGTCGCATACTCCCACAAAGCTCCCCCCAGTGATCCGAAGCTCATGATGTTATTCATGAACAGGATCCAGTCCCTTTTAGTCGATAACGACCGAAGGAACAGCGGGGTTATGGCGAAGCCTCCGAAGGAGTGCACTCCGCAAGACTCACGGTAACAACCGTAGGTTGATGCGGGTTTCGTGCACTTATCTTCAAGGCAAGCCTCAACAACTCCGCGAAGCCAGTGTTCCAGCTCGCGGTGAAGGTCTCCGGACTCATCGTCTGATGCATTTCCGTAACTGCTCGACCCGAACGGAAGAAGAAGGACAGGCTCGCCGGAAGGCGAGGACTGCCCTTTACTGTCTTCCAACCCGTGTCGTAGCAGTCGTGGTACTGCAGGTAGACTCTGTGACCAAGAACCAACGCGCGGCATGCTAACATGGCTTTTCTCCTGATTGACTTCGAACCCAAGGTAACTCAGCATTTCAACTAGGGGCTCGTACAACTCGGTTTCGATGATGATATCATCACCGTATACCGAGAATTCCTTACTCCCTAGCGATTTGCAGATAGCAGCGAAAACCAGCGTTTCGATAGTAAAGGTATAACCATTACCCATCGACGAAAGCTTATGATAGGGTTTTAAAGCCCCGTCACTCGCTTTCCAGCAAGGCGATCGCGTTGCTAAGAAATAGTCCACCCACCCTCTTGGAAAGAGGAGATGGACGACGTTCAAGGCGAGACGATCACTTGCGGCCTTTAAGTCTACCGTGCACAGTTTCCCATGCACGGAACTTTCGTGGGCTAAACGCTGATTTCGAGACTGGTCTGAAAGGTCGATTTTTAGGCGACTTCTCAGTTTGCGCTTACAAAACGAGTCGAATGCTAGCTGAAGAGCAATATTGCCCTCAGGTTCACATGCTATCGTCCTGTGCGTTTTCCAGTTCTTAGGTACGAGTTCCACGCGATTGTGGTGGATTTTCCTGAAGTTAAAGGTATAACCCCAGTAGGCAGCTAATGCTCTAAGGTATGGATGCGACCTTTCGGTGGCATACATGGTCCTTTTGAGCCTAGCTGCACCTCCACTTTTACTACGTGGATGGGCTGCGGTGGCGCCGTTAGTAATCCTCACATGCTGAGGTAACTCAGCAAGGAAGGTGTCTACCGGCCCTAACGTATCTTCGACGATTGTCTGAATACGCTCCACCATG